CGGTGGACTTTGCTAAAGACGTTGCTGGTGCATTAAAAGGTGTTTGGAGCGGTATACAAAGTTCTGTGCCTGTAGAAGCAGTTGATACGGCCTGGGATCAGGCCACCGATGCCATGGCCAACTTAACAGGCGGCCAAAAAGGTGCAGTAATGACTGCGATCAACAAGTATCGCAACCTTGCAAAACAGTATCCCAAGACAGCAGGCCTGGCCAAAGCGGCCTTGGTTGGTATCGCTGGTCTTGCCACAGGCGGCGCAGGCCTGCCAGCGGTGGCCGCTTTGGTCTATGGTTTAGATAGTGCAATCAAGGGCGAGAAGTTTTCAGATATTGCACTCAAAGCCGGCGGTGCAGCCGCAACAGCCTGGGCAGGCAAAAAATTGTTTGGTTCGGATCCTAACGCATTTGATCCAGGGTCAGGTACTGGCTGGGACGCAAGCCAGACACCTGGTGGTCCTGCTGACACAAACGCACTCTCTAACGTCAACCAAATGGGTGACTACAACGGTGATTATGTGAACATGCCTGACGGGTCTGATACAGTAAGTCCATTGGTAGCACCGCCACCGGAACTTGCCACATATACTGTACAAGACGGTGATGTCTTGAGTAAAATTGCTAAACGTTTTAATACTAGTGTCCAAGAACTAGAAGGATTGAATCCGCAATTGGCGGCGGCATCGGGTGCCACAGGTGGTCAAGGCATGAATGTAGATGTAATATTTCCAGGGCAACAGATCACATTGCCTCCCGGAACTCCTGGTATGGATGTGTATGCAGGCGGTGTTGGTACCAATGCCAACACCATGGCAGACATTGCCAGCGGACAAGTGCCCGACAGCGCAATCACACAAGGTATGGCCGCCAAAGGTCAGGCAGCCGCAGATGCTGTGAGTGGCCGTGCTGACAACTTGGCCAACATGGCCCAACAGGCTGGTAGTGCGCCTATTGATTACAGTCAGACTGGACCCATCAGTACCGACAGTCTGGGACATAAACTAGAGTATGGCATTCCAGTCACTGATACCGGAAATTTTGTACCACCAAATCCTGGTTTACCTGCTGACGAACTTGCCAAGCAAACAGCCGCATATAATAGTTGGAAAGCAGACTTCATGAAGCGTAATCCCAATATCTATATAAATGCCGACGGCAACCAAATGCAAATTCCTGGCAGGATAACATTGCCCGCGGCAGTACAAGAATCTGTCAAGTTTAAAATTATTCCAGCCAGCAGGTTGATTGATCAAAAGGCCACCGTGCTGAGTTGGGCATTAAACGAAAGTGTTGGGCGTCGTAGTAAGAGCGTGAATTTAACCACTATTGGTACATACGCAGTATTTGAAAACGTTGATCGTTATCGCCGGGCTTTGCTTGAATATGCTGGTGGCACACAACCAGGTCGTCCTGAACTGCCAGATCAATATGCGCCAGCAATGTCTGGTGGCGCAGGGGTACCGTCCAAGCCTGGCATGATTGGCCGTGGTCTCAACTGGTTGGATAAGAAAGCTGGACAAGTCGGTGGTGCTCTAAGCAACTTTGGCCATCAGTTTACTACCGGCGTTACAAAAGAAAAGCTCAAGATGAACTGGCACCAGGCCGGCAAGCCTAGTGATTCAGATCAATTGGCCGCATGGTTGGTCAAGCAAGGTGTGCCACAACAGGTTGTGACCAGTGTGTTTGGCAAGATGGGTATTCCTTACACAACGCCTGCCTCTGAACCCACAGCACAACCAAGTACACCGGTAGGTCAAGCCGATACACAAACAGCCGCACCTGTCAAAACAGGTGGTGCACAAAAAGAAATGCCGCAATACGGTACTAATCCGGCTACGGGTAAGACATGGACCTATGATGAACTAGTTGCCCCAGAGACCGGCCTAACACCTGCAGACATAGCACCGCCTACGGCAACTGCCACAACCACACCTGCAACAGCACCTGCCGCAGGCAAGTTTCCTGGTGAAGATCCACAAGGACCAGGCTATGTTGGTCGTAGAGAAGTGGCTCGCCGTCAAGCCGCACGTGCCGCAACCGCAGGCAAACCGGCCGCACCTAACTTTGCACAACAAAATGCTGGATACAAGAGTGTGAACTATGCACCCAATGTCAAGACAGGCATTAGTTTGCCCAAGCCAACTGCACCAGCAACTACCGCAGTCAAAACACCAGCAGGCAGCCTTGACAAGAAAACACAAGACTATATCAATGCTATCAATGCCAAACAACCAGCAAGTTTAGCAGAAAATCGTATTGCCACTGCGCTGAAACGACCAGTAGTCGAAATGTTACAAATGGTTGAGACTAAAGAAGATGTACAACGCATCAAACAATTTGTTGATCAAACATTTGTCCGGTACGGTGCCGTGGATGCCTCAGCATTTGCTGTGCGCAACCAGATACTTGAGCATGTGACACAGGTTGGTGCTCAACGTCGTAGAGAACATAGCCAGCGAGTGGCCCACTAACACACCTTAGGACCGTTACCGTTTACGGTGTGTGGGCGGCTGCTGCCTCAGATGTCGGATTCGCTACCTGACATCGAAAGTGAGCACTAATTATATTGGCAGCGTGTTCATGTGCAGGAGTATCAAAGTGATTGCCTTGTATCTTTGAATATCCTTGTGCTTCGCACCAAGGCACAAATCCCCCTCCATCAAACAATACAAATCTATCCCAGTTGATTGACTTTATGATAGCACCTAGGTATTCATCTGGGTGCTGGTATAGATAACTGTGTGTAATTTCGTTGTTGTCAAATGTAAACACATAAGGAATACTGCATGACTGTAAGAAACTCTGCACCAGTACAATTTCTTTGAGTGCGGTACTCACTCCGGTATACTCCCACTTTCCAGGACCTTGATACCAGTGTTCTTCAAAACCCGATTGGCATGTGTTTGAGTTTGTGGCCATCCAGCCATGTTCTGTTCTAAATTCTGATCTTGTGGTACTGGTCCACGATACCAACACCATGTCGTGTTTGTAGTTGCTGTAGCTCAAGACCTTTCTGGCTATCTTGCTGTTTGATGTCAATGGTTTGGCTTGTGAATCATAAGCAATGCCCAGTTGATCCGCAATGATTTTCGGATATGGCACAACTGTTTTGTTGAATGCCATGATAGGACTGGATCCAAATGCTATTAATCGATTCATGAATACTCCTGTTCCAACCAAGATCTTGATATCTTGCCAGACGGACTCACAGGTATAGCGTCAACTGATTTGATCATAGAGGCACGGCAATGTGATCCCAATGACAACAAAAACTGTGAAATATCTTTTGACTCACAACTGCCCACATACAAACATTTCACCGCAGTGGATCCAAAAATAACACATCTTTCCAGACCTGGTACATTTGCAATCAATTGTTTTTCTAAACTTTCAGGCATTAGTTTTTTTCCTTTGACATTGATTTGATCTCGATGCCTTCCTAGTATTTGATAGTAGCCTTGAGCATCTCTTTGCGCCAGATCGCCAGTGTTATACCAACCAGATTCAAACACACAAGGACCTTGTATGTACAGTTGACCGTCTACTATATCTGCTTTGATTCCATCCGGCAGGCCAACAGTGCCTACTCTCTGTTCGCCATACAAGGGATTGGTAAAGCAATGACTCAATGCTTCTGTCATGCCAAATGCTTCGCATACTGGCACACCAAATCGATCTACTAGATCATGATATAACACATCAGGCAAAGGCGCACTTGCTGATCTTATAAAACGCAAATGATCAAATTCCAGTTGTGCAACCACACGCAATATATCTGGAACCGCGGTTATAAATGTAGGATTGTAATCTGACAGATGTCTTATGTCTTGCACTTTGAGAAAGTGTGTTTCGCACCGAGCTCGTTTGGTAGCCCAATAGAATCCTTGACCATGAGCATGCCACAAGGGCATTATGCTCACGTACCGATCGTTGGCAGAAATGTCATAACTGCTACAGATAGTTTCTGCTGTCATGTCTATTTGTTCTTGTGTGAAACTACAAAATTTGCTGTCGCCGGTGGTACCACTGGTGTACCAAAACACACGCTCATTGCCATAGTTGCTACCATTGCGATGTTGAACACCTTGATCAGTTATTAAAATACTCCAGTCAGCGGCATCCAATAAATATTTGCGTCTAGACGACACCGCAGAAGGATTCACAATCATAATACTGTAATCATCAAGTTTATCAATATGATCTTGTGGATTTTCTACACAAAGTACAGCTCGTTTCATACCTGTACTTATAAACACTAATAAGGACAAACAATGTTTCAACAACCTCAATGGATAGAACGTGCCATGCGAAGTATGGGCAAAGTAGTAACGTGGAGAATTTTGGTTACCATAACCAATTTTATTGGCGGTTGGTTGGCCAGTGGTAACCCTTGGGTAGGACTGGGAGTAGTGAGCTTTGCCCTGGTTGTCAACAGTATCTTGTACTACTTTCATGAACGTGCATGGAATCGGTTAGACTGGGGCAAACAACCTAACCCACAACCAGAAGTTTAATTGCCAAAGCACTTGCTATCTAGAAATTTGATCTGTATAATTTAGTTTTTAGGAGACAGTATGTCAGCAAAAACTTTCAATGGCGATCAAAAGATCAAGCTCACCCAAATCATCAACGAGGGCATGCAAGTCATGCACGAAATTGACACCCTCCAAGGTGGGCTCAATGATACTATCAAAGCAGTGGCAGAAGAACTGGAAGTAAAGCCTGCTATCTTAAAGAAGGCTATCAAATTGGCACACAAGGCCGAATTTGGTCGAGAAAAACAAGATCACGAAACACTTGAGACTATTCTTGAGACTGTGGGTAAGACATTATAAATATCTGTTCAACAGACGAGTCGCTCACGACACGAGCATGTAGCATGGCTAACCGGCCACAAACGGAGAACAATGAGTTATATTGATGCACTATTTGATCGTGAGCACGATCGTATTCACACAGTAGAACGCCGCAATGGCGAACGGGTCTACAGAGAATATCCAGCCAACTACATATTCTACTACGATGATCCTAGAGGTAAATTTCAAAGTATATATGGTACACCTGTCGCAAGATTCAGCACAAGAAACAACAAAGAGTTTCGCAAGGAAGTTCGCGTTCACGGCCATAAGCCACTTTATGAAAGCGACATCAATCCAATCTTTAGGTGCCTTGAAGAAAACTACAAAGACCAAGATGCGCCTGAACTTCACACAGCGTTTTTTGACATTGAGGTGGCGTTTGATAAAGATCGCGGCTTCTCACCTGTATCAGACCCTTTTAATCCCATTACTGCGATTTCAGTCTACCTAGACTGGCTGGATCAACTGGTCACGCTTGCAGTACCGCCCCGGCATCTCAGTTGGGAAACTGCACATGAACTGGTCCGGGACTTTGAAAACACCATACTGTTTGCTGATGAAGCAGACATGATCAAGACCTTCCTGGATCTAATCGATGACGCAGATGTGTTGAGTGGTTGGAACTCAGAGGGTTATGATATTCCTTATACTGTGAACAGATGCACTAGAGTATTGTCAAAAGATGACACCCGCAAGTTCTGTTTGTGGGGACAACTGCCCAAGAAGCGTATGTTTGAACGCTTTGGTGCCGAGAACGAAACCTATGACTTGATTGGTCGTGTGCATATGGACTATATGCAACTGTATCGCAAGTACACTTATGAAGAACGCCACTCATACAGTCTAGACGCCATTTGTGAATACGAATTAGGCGAGCGCAAGACACAGTTCGAAGGCACACTAGATAGCCTGTACAATCAACACTTCCGAACATTTATTGAATACAACCGCCAAGATACCGCGCTGATTGGCAAACTGGACAAGAAACTGCGCTTCTTGGACCTGGCCAACGAACTGGCACATGCCAATACTGTGTTGCTCCAGACCACTATGGGTGCTGTGGCAGTGACTGAACAGGCCATTATCAATGAAGCACATGAACGTGGTATGGTTGTACCCAATCGCAAGCAACGTCTAACAGATGAAGACACACAGGCCGCAGGTGCTTATGTGGCCTATCCCAAGAAAGGTGTGCATGAGTGGATTGGCTCAGTTGACATCAACAGTTTGTATCCTTCGGCGATTCGTGCCATGAACATGGGACCAGAGACTGTGGTAGGACAACTGCGTCAGACCATGACCGATCATTTGATCAAAAGCAACATGGCCAAAGGTCAGAGTTTTGCGGCTGCCTGGGAAGGTATCTTTGCCAGTTTGGAATACACAGCCGTGATGAACCAAGAGAAGGGCACAGAGATCACCATTGACTGGGAGAACGGTGAAGAAAGTGTACACTCAGCCGCTGAGATCTGGAACATAATCTTTGACTCAAACCAACCTTGGATTCTCACTGCCAATGGTACCATTCTTACATTTGAGAAGAAAGGTATCATTCCTGGCTTGCTGGAGCGTTGGTACAGTGAGCGCAAAGAACTGCAAGCCAAGAAGAAGGATGCAAAAGATGCTAAAGAAATTGCTTTCTGGGACAAACGACAACTGGTTAAAAAGATTAACCTCAACAGTTTGTACGGGGCTATTCTTAACCCGGGCTGTAGGTTCTTTGACAAACGTATTGGACAGTCAACAACACTTACTGGTCGTTCAATTGCCCGGCACATGGATGCTTATCTTAATGAGTGTATCACAGGCGAATACGACCATGTGGGAAAAGCAGTTATATATGGTGACACAGACTCGTGCTACTTCAGTGCATGGCCGGTCCTCAAGAGCGAAGTTGAGGAAGGCAGGATGGCATGGTCGAAAGAGGCTTGTATTCAACTGTATGACAGCCTTGCTGAACAAGTCAACGAAAGTTTCCCGGGCTTCATGGAACAGGCTTTCCATTGTCCCCGAGACATGGGCGCACTGATCAAGTGCGGTCGTGAAACTGTGGCGGATCGCGGCTTGTTCATTACCAAGAAGCGATATGCTGTAAACGCTATTGATATTGAAGGCAAGAGACTGGATGTGGAAGGTAAAATTGGCAAAACCAAGGCCACTGGACTGGATCTAAAACGTAGCGACACGCCCAAGGTAATTCAGGACTTCTTGTTAGAAATTCTAAATAAACTGCTGGCAGGTGCAGGCAAGGATGAGATTGTGGAACGCATTAAGGAATTCAAGTACGAGTTCAAAGAGCGTCCGGGTTGGGAGAAAGGTTCGCCCAAGCGTGTGAACAACTTGACCAAGTACCAGGCAGAAGAAACTCGATTGGGCAAAGCCAACATGCCAGGACATGTGCGAGCCGCAATCAACTGGAACAACATGCGCAAGATGAACGGTGACAACTACTCAATGGCCATCGTAGACGGTATGAAGACCATTGTATGCAAGCTCAAATCAAATGCACTTGGCTGGACCAGCATCGGCTATCCTACTGATGAGCAACGCCTGCCCGAATGGTTCAAACAATTGCCGTTTGATGATGCAGAGATGGAGGCCACAGTTGTGGATGGCAAGGTTGATAACTTGTTGAGTGTGCTGGATTGGGATCTAGCAAGTGCAACCAACACAGAAAATACATTTACCAGTTTGTTTGATTTTGAATGAAACTCAGCGATATTGTTGCATATTTAAATTTACTTGATTCACTTGACATCACAACTGAGTGTGATCTTGCCATGAACAAGTTAACTCATATAACGCATGTTGTGACTGAACATGCTACGCAACATCAAACGGCCAGCGATAGCATTATAAAAGCATTCAAAGAAATATCCAGTAATATCACAAAGTATTCTTCACAAATTGAATTGCTCAAACAAGAATTAAGATCTGAGATTGTTCAGCATGAACAAGAATATTTGGCCAAAAGTCTATACATATACCAAGAAGAACTGATACACAATTCACCAGAGACAATTCTAAACAGGCGCATGAGAATCGATGATGATGATGATATTGTGTTAAGAACACGTCTCAAAAATCTAGCAGATTGGCGTTTGCCTGGCATGATCATACGTCCTGGTCTTGAAAACTATATTGAGGATATGGTACCGTTGGATCCACTCTATGTGGTAGATCATGATCGGGAATTGATGCGCCCGGCCATTAGTAAATTTACACCCGAGTATCAACGTAGACTGCGTGAGTATGTGATCAACGACTGGGCAGATGGTACTATACTGAGTCAACTGCCCAACAACCAATTTGGCACAATATTTGCCTATCATTATTTTAACCACAAACCTGTTTCCATCATCTACAAGTTTTTGACAGAATTTTATGAAAAACTAAGACCCGGTGGCAGTGTGCTCATGACCTATAACAACTGTGATCTAGCACATGGAGTGATTCGAGCAGAACATGCCTGGATGCTGTATACTCCTCTACGACTGATTCAACAACACGCCAATGGATTGGGATTTGAATTGGCAGGTATGTACAATGGCAAGAGAGATGTGAGTTGGATAGAATTTCGAAAACCCGGAGACATTGTGAGCCTGCGAGGTGGCCAGACTTTAGCCAAAGTACTTGCGAAACCTTGATAAAACTTGTATACTTAACACTTAGGAGAAACTTATGAGAGATTACTTATTAGACTTGGTAGAACACACTTATGATCTAGGCTGTATTGACTTGATCAAGATTGTGGGAGATACCAGTAAAACTGACATTGTTGGTTTGGCTGAAGACCTCAGCGTTGTGATTCGCGGCAACTTCCACAATCCTGTAGCAGACTTTGTGGGCACATTTGGTATGCCTAATTTGGGCAAGCTCAAGACACTACTGAACTTGCAAGAGTATCGAGAAGATGCCAAACTTGCTATTACCAAAAGTTCAACTGGAGAACCCGATGGTATCAACTTTGAGAACAAAATTGGCGACTTCAAAAACAATTATCGTTTCATGGCATCGGGAATTGTAAACGAACAACTAAAAACCGCCAAGGTGCGTCCTGTCACATGGCACGTCGAGTTTGAGCCGACCAATGCGGCTATTCAACGCATGAAGTGGCAGATGAGTGCCAATGCTGAAGAAGCCAACTTCCAGGCCAAGACAGACAATGGTGATCTCAAGTTTTTCTTTGGTGATCATTCTACGCACTCTGGCAACTTTGTGTTTCACCCTGGTGTGAGTGGTCAACTCAAACGTGCATGGGCCTGGCCTGCCAAACAATTTGTGAGCATCATGGACTTGACCGGTGACAAGAAAGTACGCATCAGTGATGATGGTGTTGCAGAGATTACCGTGGATTCAGGTCTGGCAGTTTATAACTACCTGTTGCCAGCACAATCAAAATGATAGAAACACACAAAAGAACAGTGGTTAGAATGATTACATATAGATTGACGGCTTGGCTGTTTACTATATTTTGGACATATCTGTTCACCGGAGATATCGGTAGTGCTACTGGATTTGCCACAGCACTACATCTTCTTTTAAGCATTGACTATTACATACATGAACGAATCTGGCTTAGAATCAAATGGGGTAGAGTTGACCCAAGATAACTTAACTGCCAAGCAGAACGACTATGCTGTGTTCCTTCCAGCCATCAGCGGGTTTTATGCTACATTCATAGGCAAGCAAAGAAATGAACCATATGTGGATCCGGCGAGATTGCCTCAGGGCATTACTGATATGGAGCAACTTAACTGGCTCAATTCCAACAAGGCTTTATTCCCGTATAAGTGGAGCCTATACTCCGGCGGCCATGCTAACCTCGATCTTGCAAAGCAAGACTGGTCAGAGGATATGGTCCGAAATAGAGAACCGGGAACGTTCATACTGGGGGACTCAGGCGGTTTTCAGATTGCTAAAGGCTTGTGGGAAGGTGACTGGAAAGCCAACTCAGGTTGTGCTAAGGCTCAGAAAAAGCGGCAACTTATTCTAAACTGGTTGGATAATGTGGCCGACTATGGCATGATTCTTGACATACCAACTTGGGTTATACACGACAAGAAAGCGTCGGCGGCCTGTCAGATTACCACACTACAAGAAGCAGTGGATGCCACCAAGTTCAACAATGAATACTTCATGAAGCACCGCAAAGGTGTGGCAAATGGTGGTGCTAAGTTCCTGAATGTGTTGCAAGGCGACAATCACACGTCAGCAGATCAGTGGTATGAGACCATGAAGGAATACTGCGATCCTGTGAAGTACCCAGACACACACTTCAACGGGTGGAGCATGGGTGGACAAAACATGTGCGATGTACACCTGGTGCTTCGCAGACTGGTGGCACTACGCTATGACAATTTACTTCAAGAAGGCCGACACGACTGGATGCACTTCTTGGGAACCTCCAAATTGGAGTGGGCTGTTTTATTAACTGTAATCCAAAGGGCCGTAAGAAAATATGTCAATCCCAACTTCACAATCTCGTTTGACTGCGCCAGTCCGTTCCTTGCCACAGCCAATGGACAAGTCTATTTTGAGAATGTCTTTGAGCACAATCAAAAGTGGTCGTATCGCATGGCTCCTTCAGCCGATGACAAAAAGTACGCTACAGACACACGCAAGTGGTCAACAGGTGTAATAGCAGATGGTATCTATCCTCGCTGGGAAGATTCGCCCATCAGTGATCTACTTCAGATGAAGGACATCTGCATCTACAAGCCCGGCGACCTAAACAAGATCGGCAAAGAAGGCAAAACATCCTGGGACAGTTTCTCATATGCTTTGCTGATGGGTCACAATGTTTGGATGCACTTGACTGCGGTACAAGAAGCCAATCGACGTTTTGATACAGGAGAATATCCTGCCATGATGCGCCGTAGCACTGGTGACTATGCCCGATTTGAAGACATTGTAGAAGCCATATTTGCGGCTCCAGATCGTGAAACTGCCGAAGCCATCATCGAAACCTACAGCACCTACTGGATGGAGATTGTGGGCACACGAGGATTCAAAGGCAAGAAGACTATGAACGCCCGAACTCAGTTCAATGCATTGTTTGAATTTGAAGAACCTGAGACTGTACAACCAAATGATGATAGTGTACAATTAGACACATCAGCATTAGATCAATTAAAGCATGAACAGACCTGACCATGACAACGCCAACTTTTTTGTTGGTACTGAAGTAGAACGCACTCCCGCATTTGGACGACGCACACTATTTATTGTGGGTGTTCAACCCTTGACTGAAATTGTTAGACTATTGGCCGAAAACAATTCGTATGTAGATAAATCCAAACATATTGGTCATATCTTCTTTGGTGCCAATCACAGTTTTCATCCTGCCGACAGACTGGAGTGGCAACGTTGGGAAAGCATGATTGAACCATTCCTGCGTGATGGTCACTTGTGTAGCCTGGACATTCCCATCACTCACGTGGAAGAATTCAATGATGGACCACTTTGTGACTACAGAAACTTTGTTCCACAGATTCGAGTAAGCATACCATATACAAAGTTGTGGAATTATAATACAATGTTAAAAATTGATGACAAGGACTTTGACGCTACCAATCCTGGTGTCTGGTGCCACAGTTTACACACACTAATGAGCCGTGACACATTTACATCATGGGATGACTATCGTGAGGACTCGGTTGTATAATGTCTAAATATCCCGCAATCCTAGGTGCCGCCGTTCAGCCCAAACAACATAAAAAACAACATAGACTTAACCAGATCTACGGTGCTACTACCGCAGTCAAACCAGCAAGACTTCAACCACGACAAACCAAAGGACCCAATATGTTTAAACGAATGATCAAAGGCTTGGTCACATGGAGCATGACCGACCACAGTGATCGCGAAGAAATCTCTCTTCAACCAGATCATGAAACCAGAATCAGTGCCACTGGCATTAGATTTGAAGTGTATCGTGCCAATGGTGGCACAGTGATTGAAACTCGTCGACAAGATCGCCGCTCAGGTGACAGCATATATGAACTGCATGTGATCTCAGGTGACCAAGACATTGGCGCAGAGATTGGTAAAATCATTACCATGGAAGCATTAAAAGCATGAACCAACGAGACCAGGCACTAACAGAACAACGGGCTAGAATCATGAGCCAGGCAGAACGCAAAATCTGGGTCACATTCCGCAAAGAAGGCATACATTGCTATCCTGCGGCTGCCACTGATCCCGCTCTGGCCACAGGTGATGAATATGATGTGAGTTTTCTTGGAACACCACACAGACACATATTTCACTTTAGAGTGTGGATTGATGTGTTACACAATGATCGCGACATTGAGTTTATTCAATTTAAACGCTGGTTAGAAAATTTGTACAAAGACGGTACCTTGCAATTGGACTACAAGAGTTGCGAGATGATGGCCGATGACTTGTACGCAGAAATTGCTGGTCGTTATCCTGACCGTGCTGTATGGATTGAGGTTGCCGAAGACGGTGAGAACGGTGCCTTGATCAAATATGAACTCTCTCGCCCAAATCTTTCAATTAAAATCTAAGGAAAACAAAATGGCCAAGCCATCATTCAAATCCAATCCACGTGTTGCTGAGATCTTTAACGATCTTGAAGTGTTCCTGGAGTTCTGCCAAGACTATGGCTATCGCTACAACGAATCTGACTTGTATAACTTCAAGAGTTATGCATGGCAACAGTTCAACAAGTGGCATCAAGGCAAGAATGCCAAGAACATGTGGAACGAAGATTCACGTCGCTTTGCAGGATTCCGTAATTGACAAGATGTTGGCAAATCTATTTGTTGTATATGCTCCTGGACTAGGTGGTAATCACCTTGCAAATATTTTATCATTGAGCAACGGTTATGTCTCTATATGTAACCCGTCAGACTATGATAATAAATTAGATGGTACCACACATTTTGGCGAACCAAAAAATATAGAATTTGACAAATTTAAAAATCTAGCAAGCACACTTCAACATCAAAGCAATGTTTTTTGTGGACATGTATATCAATATGATCGTGTGTGTAGAGAAGATTTATTGACAACATATTTTGCCAATAGAAAGTATTTGGTTATACAATTTCCTCAAATAGGTAGCAGAACATATCAACGTATGTTAAGCTGGAATCTTGGAATATCTTTAAAACAGACCGCCAATCTTAGACCATCAGCAGTTTCAGATCTTGCATTTTTGTATGATCCACAAGTCATGAGATCTATTTTGGGAGAAGGTAAAGACATTGAGTTTCACAAAATAGATACCGATCTATTGTTCAACGATGATATCAATCTGTTGTTGGATAATTTGACTAAAAAAGAAATAGAAATATCTATCAACCGAGATCTAGCACAAGATCTACACACCAAATGGTTGAATCATTTAACAAAAATAGGACACATATGAGAAAACTGTTTTACATGGGGCTGGAAAGTTACGAAGCCCGTTACACCCTACAATTGACTGAGTGGAATCGACGTGTGTTTGAACGTCGTGGTCTTGATGTTGTGTATGTTCCAGGTACTACCATTGACAATACACAGGCCATATCAGTGGGTCAAGTTTTGGATGCACACGGTCGCAGTTTCTTTTCAATGAGTCAGATGATGAACTTGGTTCAGCTCATGAAGAACGGCGCGGTAACCGGCGAAGATGTTGTGTACTTTGAAGACATGTTCCAACCAGGCATCGAGTCATTGCCTTATATCATGGACCAAATTCCTCAGGAGCAACGTCCACAGGTATGGGTA